CGTCGACGTTAGGAGCCCGGGGCGCCTGGATGGCGACCTCGTACCAGTCGTCGGGGCTGTCCCTGAGAGTCGGGTCGGTGCGGATGGCGTATTCCATCACATACTCCCAGATACGTCGAGCGGCCGAGGCCATCACCTGGTGACGGCTGCGGAACCACACCGATGACATATCAAGGGATCCCCGGTAGACGGTGCCCTGCATCGACTCTGGGAATACCAGGACGTAAGGAATACCGACGCCAGCACAGACCTTTTCGGTGAGGCTGCGCCAGTACTCGCGCATATTGACGTTGGGGCGGTCAGCGGAAAACTGCTCGAACTCGTCGCCGGTCTTCATCACCTTGACCGAGGCGCCGAAGATGTTCTCGTAGTAGTTCTGGGCGGTGCCCTGGGAACCAGCAACACCGGATCGGAGGCTGGTGGCCTGCACCTCACCGGAGCTGGTCTTGATCACCTGGGCCACGCTCGAGGCCAGCTTGCAGCTTTCCATCTCGAGCTTCTGAAGGTCATCCAGGTCGTGCAGGTCGTTGATCACACAAGCCACGAATGGCAGGCCGCGGAGCTGGCCGGCACGCTGGGCCTCGTAGATGTGGACCACCGAGTCGGAAGAAATGGATCGGATGTCGGTCAGTTGTCCCTGCTGCTGCTCCTGGCCGCAATAGAAGGAGATTGCCCGACCCGTCTTGGGGTCGAACCGGACGCCGTCGAACACATCGGGAAGGCCCTCCTGGCCAGCGGGTGTCGACACTTGCTGCGGCTCAATGAGCTGCAATCGGGGCCGGCCGGTCTCGCCCTTGGTCAGGAGGATAAAGGATTCCCCGTCGTAGAACCAACCACGGGCGGCCAGCGACATCAGGGTGCCGAAGGATTGCCGAGATCCTATGTCAGGGTAGCGGCTCCAGGTGTCCCACCATTTCTTAGCCTTTAGGTTCCAGTCGGGATTGGAGGAAGCAGGCTGGACCGAGAAGTTGCTGCCGACGGTGTAGTTCTCGAACAGGTCGCCCAGTCGATTCATCACCGCGTTGTTCTGCTCAAAGAATCGGGACTTTCTGACGATCTGCTGCCGGGTCGAGGCAGTCACATCGAACCTCACCGAGGTGTAGCTAGTGTCCAGGAATGACCGGCGGATCGAGTTGGACGCGCCCTCGTAGCGGTCGACAGGTGCCGCCCGGAACTTCTGAATGATGGTGTCGAGGAATCCCATCAGCTCATACCCATCCGGTAGCTCGCCTCACGGCGGAAGTTTGAGAAGTCGCCACCGAAACTGGTGGCAGCAATGAGCACCACGCCCACCATCTTAGTGTAGATCTGGGCGTCTGTGGGGCTGGTGATGCCGTCCTGCTCGAGGTAATAGATGGCCAGGTCGTAGTCATCGAGCAGGCTCTCCCACATCTCGACCATCTCGGAAGGCGTGGGGGCGCCCTTGCCGGGCTCGGCAAACTCGACCGACACATCGGAGGATGATGTCGACCGGACCACCTGACCGGACTCGATCACGGTGGCCGCGGCAATAGACTTAGCAGCCAGGGCAGCCAGGAGCGTCACACCACCCAGTGTCGCATAGACACTGCGGAGATAGGCCCTCTTGATGGCTACGGTAAACGTGAACACCTCGGGCGGATCTTCACCGATCCCAGGGTGACTTCAACAGGTTAGCTGGCTATTGACTCACTTGACGTAACCAGATCATTCCAGAGCATCACCATGGCGAGCTGCATGATTTCGCAGTCGTGAAGATGGTCGGGCCACTTTTGGTTCCTCTTAACCCAGACGTGCTTAATGCGGCCGGCTCGGTTGGCCTGGGGGCGTAGGACGTGCGAGTCCAGGTGGCGCCAGTAAAGGTCGGGATCGGCGATGTAGGCGCCTTCGGCCTGGACGCTGGGCGGATCCTGATGGACTCCCCATTCCCGGTCGATGTCGCCCTTCCTTAGCCTGGAGAGCATATCGCGGAGGTGCTCAGTGTCGAACACCAGGAGGGGCTGCACCACGTCGGTCCTCATCGAGGATGATGTCGACAGGCCGAAAGGATGCACCGCCCCGGTCGCTGCTGTGAACCGGGCGCCGGTCTCTCGGCCTTTGAGCGGCATCCAGCCGATCACCATGGGCTTGCGGAGGCCTCCCTCCGGTGGGTAGCGGAGGCCGCACGGGAAGGTAATCGGGTTGGAGGTCACCGAGGAATAGGAGGCACAGGCGTCGTAAACGGTCTGGGTGTTGAAGCCTGAGTCGATGCCGACATCCATGTCATGGACCTCGAGGGCCACCTGCACCCGGCGAAGGGCTGCGAAGTCGTCGGCATGGCCGGCAGCCACAAGCGTGCTGTTGCCGTCTTTCCATTCCCGGCACACCCACCACAAGAACGGCGCCACGGCCTGGACGTCGGCGGTCAGATAGCGGCGGCCGCCATCGACGGTCACGGTGGCCGCGGTCTCGGTGCGCTCCTGCTGAACATCCTGCTGCTCCCAAGGCTCGGCCAGGTTGCCGTTGATAAAGCCTTGAAGGCCGGCCATCGATCCCTTGGCCTCGAGGAACGAGACCGCCAGATAGCCCCAGGTGCACTTGCGGTCGGGGCTGTAGAGGCTGGACAGGTGATAGGACCGCACACCAGGCATAGCGTTGGGATTTTCTGGGCGCCATTGGCCATGTCGGAGGGCTGCCACCTTGTGAGAGTCGGTGATTTTGCCCTGGCAGAGCTGACAGACGTAATGGGCCGAGGCTCGGATTTTGCCCAGGTCGTGCTTGCCGTCCTCGGCCTTGGCGTCGTCCCAGGTCACCTGCCGCCATTCGAGCTTGATGTACTCCCGGCAGTGTGGGCAGGGCAGGTAGTAGCGGCGCTGGTCACCGCGGAGGAAGCGCTGCCAGATCCGGCCTTCGACCACCGTGGGCGTTGAGGTCATGAAGGCCTTGGAGCTGCTGAAGCTCTTGAGTCTCTGCTCGGCCAGGTCCAGGGCGTCGGCTTCCCGGGCAGTAGCCTCGGCGAATTTGTCCACCTCGTCGGCGATCAGCACCCGAACCGGGCGGCTGGCTAGGTTGGCCGGGCTGTTGGATCCTACGAAAGTCAGGGTCGACCTGGTGAAGTTCTGCTCGAGGTTGGTGATCTTGTCGGCCTCGGCCGGGTAGCACTCGAGCATGGCCGGGCTGTCCTCGAGCATGGGCAGCCAGCGGCTCTTCGAGAATGACCTGGCGAGGCTCTCGGTGGGCATCAGCCACAAGGCCGGGCTCGGCTCGTTGGCGATTAGCCAGGCCAGGCCGGCCATTAGGGTGGTCGTCTTCGAGGTCTGCGATCCCCAGCAGAGGGTCACCTCGTAGACCGTCGGGTCTTTCCAGGCCTCCATGGGCTCGCGCGTATACGGTCGAACCGAGGTCGAGAAGGGCCCTGGATGCTCGGTCTGCCGTTGGGTCAGCCGGAGCGATGCCTCGGCCCAGTCGACCACGGTCTGCATCGGTGTCGGCCGGTAGAGGTTGCGTCGGTAGTCGAGGAGACTGCGCTGTAGGTCGGTCAGGTTCAAAATAAGCGCCCTTCGTGTTGGTTGGAGATCCTGGCTTCGGAGATCTTGTGGTATTCAGGGTCGCGTTCGATACCGATGAACCGGAAGCCGTTAATGGTTGCAGCCTTGCCGGTTGAGCCAGAGCCCATAAATGGGTCAAGGATGGTTCCGCCTGGTTGAGTTATCAGACGGCAGAGGTAGGCCATTAGCATGGTGGGTTTGACGGTGGGGTGATTGTTCTCGGATTCTCGATCCACTTTCCCAGCCTTGGCCGTGTAGAAGAACCGGGCACCGGACTTCAGCGACAAGGCCGCCTCGTTGCTGCCGTCGTGGATGATGTTGGCAGGCCAGCGGCCTTTAGATGTTTCACAGGCTCGACGATCTCCATCTTTGTTTGAGGTCACAAAACCAACACCGGAAAGGCCTATTTTGCTGGGCCTAGAAGTCCAGACTGCTTTATGTATTGGATCGTCATCGTCAATTTTAACTCTACACACCTCGACATTGATGGCGCCGGTGCCGTACTGGATCACATTGGCGGCCACCGTGCTGGAGAATGGCTTTCGGGCCATGGTGATCGGCTCCAGGGCAGGCTTAAGGGCGGTGCCCCAGCCGGACCACTGCTGGGCCTCGTGGGTGGCGGGGGCGGTGATCTGCAGGGTGTCGTTGATGTCGCTGCCGTCCTGGTAGGCCTCCTCACTGCGCCCGCTGGTGGCGCCGAAGGCGGCTTGGCCTTTAATTCGAGCGGTCCCGGTGAGCTTGCGGCTCCCCACCACCTCCCTTTCTGCCCCTGCCGCCTTGTCGATTGCCTTACTCACATCCAGCGACTTTGGGAATCCCGACCCATAAACCCAGGCAATCATGTCGCGGATCTCGAAGCCGGCGTCCTCGATTCTGCACGCCATTCGGTGCTGCGTCCTGGTGCCGGCGAATGCTAGCAGATGGCCTCCCGGCTTCAGCACCCGTAGACACTGCTCCCAGATGGCCACGCTCGGAACGTCGTAGTCCCACTTCTTGCCCATGAAGGACAGGCCGTAAGGTGGGTCGGTCACGATGCTGTCGACCGAGTTGTCCGGTAGTGTGGCCAGAACATCGAGGCAGTCGCCCAGGTGTAGCTGGTAGGTCATTTCCATGGGTCGGTGTTGTGCAATGTCTTGAGCGCCACCTCCTGGACCCACCGGGTCAATTCGCGCTCGGCGTGCTCGGGGTCATGCGGTGCAATACGGCCGGAGAGCTGCTTCGGCATGGCCTTGATCAGCGAGGCCACGGCGCCGTCGTGCTCCTGCATCACCCGGCGGACCCAGTCGCCGGAGACCAGGCGGCGCTCCTTCTCGGCCTGGGTGATCACCTCGTCACGGGCTGACGTGAGGTTCTTGGCTGCCGCGGCATGGATGGCCACCAGCCGGCCGGCGTCGGCTCGACCACCGCGGAGGGCATCGACGGCCAGGTCATAGGCTGCACGCTCGATTTGCCGCTGCCTTTCGTAAGCGCCTTCAGGCGAGTCGGTAGCGGCTGTTGCGGTGTTCAGAGGGCTCTCGGCTTCTATAGGCCTGTAGGGGCCTTCCTGCTCGATTGCGGTGGTGTCTGGTATTGGTGGCGATTGTATGTGTTGAGTCGTCGACTTTGACCGGATGTTTTTCTTGCGCCAGGCATCGGCGACCTCGGGACTATGCATAGGCATCCCCTTGGCAGCCAGTTGTGTGACGTAGCCATGCGAAACACCGGCGTGCTTGGCGTATTCCCGCTGGGTCATGGCTTTAAGGCTCCTAGGATCTCAGGAGGCAGCATCGAGTCGGGCACGGTGCCGGCGTACTGCAGAGCCCGGAAAACGCCGTCTCGCCGGCTGTCCTGCGGGTTAGGCACGCAATAGCTGACCACTTGTTCTGGTGTGGTGCCACGTTTCATTAGCCGGATAAACCAGGCCACGTTTATCAGACCGTATTGATCCACAAGAAACTGAATGTGATTGTTTTGCATAGATATTGTGTTTTGTGCTTGATCACAGAAATTGATAGGGGTCTCGCGTTCACC